CTGTCTTAATGGAGAGGTTGCACAAGCACTTCTTAGGGGGGACTATGATTTTGCACTTGCTAGTGCAGCTAAGATGCAAGAAATAGTTGGTAAGGAAAATTATTTCATTGAGGTTCACGATCATGGTCTAGCTGAGCAAAAGAAAATCATGAACCAATTAGTTGAAATAGCTAATACGATAGGGGCTAAGGTTGTTCCCAGTGGCGACTGCCATTATGTCCATAAAGAAGATGCAAGATCGCATGACATAATGCTATGTGTGTCAACTAACTCTAATATACATACTGAAAATAGATTTTCTTTTCATGGAGATAACTTTTACTTAAAGTCATATGATGAAATGAGTTCAGTATTTCCAGAAGAATGGCTGGACAACTCCATGTCAGTTTGTGATATGGTTGATGTAAATCTTAGTTTTGGTGAAATATACTTTCCTGATTTTCCTATTCCAAAGAATGAAACTTCAACAGAATATTTTGAAAGACTCTCTTGGGAAGGATTAAAGAAAAGATATGGTGATCCATTACCAGAGCATATAATAGAAAGAGCTAATCACGAAATAAGGGTAGTGAAAGAAATGGGTTTCCCAGAGTATTTCTTAGTAGTTTCGGATCTAGTTAAATGGTCTAAGGAAAATGGCATTAGAGTAGGTTGGGGTAGAGGATCCGCAGCGGGAAGTGTTTTGTCTTACGCATTTGAGATTACTAATCTTGATCCAATTAAGTTTGGCTTAATGTTTGAAAGATTTTTGGTCGAAGGTAGAAAGTCCATGCCGGATATAGATCTAGATTTTGATGATAGATTTAGAGATAAGGTTATAGATTATGCCAGAGAAAAATACGGAGATGACAAAGTAGCTCACATATGCACATTCAATAAGACTGGCGCAAGACAGTCGTTAAGAGATGCAGCTAGAGCCTTGGGCTATTCATTTGCGGATGGTGATGCAATAGCAAAGAAGGTACCTGCACCTATACTGGGTGTATCGAAAAGTCTATCCGAATGTATGGAAGTTGAAGATTTCTTATCTGAATATAATAAGAGTTCAATATCCAAAGAGATTGTTGACACAGCATTTGGTCTTGAAGGAATCGTTAGACAGACCGGCATGCATGCAGCTGGGATAGTTATATCAAGAGACTCTTTGACAGACTATTTACCTGTAATGCAAAAAGGGGTCGATAACCCTGTTATCACCCAGTGGGATATGGGGAGAGTGGAACAATGTGGAATACTTAAGATAGATTTTCTTGGCTTAAGAAACTTGGGTGTAATAGATTCTTGTATAAAGTTGGTGGAAAAGAATCGTGGAATAAAAATTGATGTTGATTCAATACCTATAGACGACGAGAAAACATTCGCAGAGCTTTGTAAGGGTAATTGTATCGGCGTATTCCAGCTGGAATCTTCGTCTATGAGAGAGATGATGATATCGCTTCAGCCAAAAAGCATAGAAGACGTTATGGCTTTGATATCACTGCATAGACCTGGTCCTATGGGATCTGGTATGGACAGAGAATATATAGACAGAAAGCATGGTAGAAGTAGGGTATCTTACGAGCACGAAAAGCTTGAGAAAGTTCTAGCTCCATCACTGGGAATCATGTTGTATCAGGAAGATGTTCTTGGTGTATCTAGGGAGTTAGCGGGCTTTACTTCAGCTGAAGCAGATGACTTAAGAAAAGTAATCGGCAAAAAGTTAATGGATAAAATTCCATTAATGAGATCAAAATTTGTTCAGGGCTGTAGTAAGTATTCTGATTTAGATGAGATCAAGTCTAATAAGATCTTCTCTGATATAGAATACTTCGGCGGCTACGGATTTAACAGAGCTCACGCAGCCAGCTATGCCATGGTTAGTTACATTACCGCCTATTTGAAATCGAACTATACAGTAGAGTATATGGCAGCATTGATGAGTTCTGTTGTAGGTAATAAAGAAAAGCAGTCACTCTATCTTTCGGACTGCAGAAAACTAGGCATAGAAGTGTTGGCTCCATCTATAAATAAATCTAAAATTGATTTTGAGGTAGTTGATGAGTCAAAGATTATTTTTGGCTTCTCTGCAGTTACAGGGATAGGTGCAGCTATTGCTGAAGCTGTTGTAAATTGTCAAGATCCTAATAATCCTTTTGTAAATATATTTGATTTCTTTAGAAGATGTGATCCTGTAATATTAAAGAAGTCTACCTTAGAACATCTTGTTAGAGCAGGCGCTTTTGATGAGTTATACGATAATGATCATGAGTCAGTAAACAGATTGTCAGAATTAGATGTTCTAGAGTCAGAGAAAGATGAGCTTGGTATATATGTTACTGATCACCCGGTCTATGGAATATGGGATTCTATATCATCAAAAATTGATTGTGAGATAATAGATTTACCAGAGTATCCTGTTGGATCCAATATTAGAATTGGCGGGATGGTTACGTCTGTTAAAACTATTATGACCAAGAAGAATCAAAAAATGTATAAAATAATTTTAGAAGATATATCTTCTGATATAGAGATAATAATATTCCCCAGAGATGCAGCGAAGATAGATGAAGATTCACTCAAAAAAGGTTCAATATATATTGTCTCCGGAACCATAACTAAAGATGGTGATGAAGAGGCTTCTCCAGTTAAGTTGTTTTATTCAGGTTCAGAAAAACTAGATCAAGGTTTATTTAAAAGCGGGAAGTCTATTGTACTTGACGTTACAGATGCAATCTCTATTAAGACAATAGAGAAAATGTATGATATAATAAATTCTTCAAAAGGTGATAGACCTGTATATTTAAAAACTTTTGCTAACGGCAAAAGCATAGTGTATAAATTTAGTGCTAAGACGACATCAAAAATGGAGTCAGCACTCAGAGAATTATTAAGTTTGGAGTTATAATGGCTGCTAATGGTACGTATGTAAACCCTTCTACCAGAAATTGCTGGACTTTTTGCAAGTCTTGCAACAGATGTGCAGACAAAGGTAAGTACGCTAAATGTGGAGATTGCAGTGGTAGATATGATCCATCAGGAAAGATAGACCCACATCCAGATGACTTTTGTCAGTGCACCAGCGGAATCCTTAGGTGGCGCACTCAGCAGGGTAAATTAATCATAACTAAGTTCAACAGCAATCCCTTCAAGGGAGAGGTTAGGTATGAGAAAAAGTCAGAAGATGAAAGAGATTGGGACTCTTATGTTAATGATATGAGAGAGAAGATGAATGACCCTAATTGGAATCCTATACAGATATACGAGGACTGATATGAGTAGCGGATCTTTCAATGAGCCCTTTAATATAAATACCTTGTCTAAGGGCAATATAAAAATAACTGAATATAGCAGCGAAGAAACACAGGAAGTATTGCGTGTGTATGTCCAAAACGGCATGCTCGGCTTCTGGGCTACTGCAGAAGAAATGCATGATCTATTGCTGGTATTGAATTACTATCTTAATATAGAAGCTATATCAGAGATAGAGTAAGGGGAAATTATGTGGCCAAAACTAGAAGATGATTTTATGGAGATAGGGGAGACAGGCTGGATACCAGTTGGTCAAGGCTCTTTTTTGAATAAAAATAATAATCATACCATAGATGAAATAGGTAGAGAGTTTGATTCTAGTGGCAATTTAATTTATGACCCAAATGAAGAAGAAATGTAAAGGATTATATTATAAATATTTTAAGTTTAGATGATATCAGTGATTTTAAAAAATTATCTTTAATAGACTTTTCCTACTCTAGGATAGACACATACAACATGTGTCCAGCAAAATATTTTTACTCATACATATCTAAGGAGCCTAGGCAATTTTCCCCGCCAGCAGTATTGGGTAACATTGTGCATGAAGTTCTTGAGAATAAGCTTGACAATGACAGGGAAATAGATATAGATGAGCTTAAATCTGAGTATGGAAAGACTGTTCAGAAGTGGGATCCTTCTGGTCAAATACCAGAAAATTTATTAGATGCGGGAAGCGTGATTTTAGATGAATTCTATGACACGAATGCTGGATTGCCACTAAATATATATGCAAAAGAGCTTGGATTTGAGCTGATAATAGGCTCTTATGTCGTAAGAGGCTTTATTGATAGGGTAGATGTTGTTGGTGATAGGGTTAATATAATTGACTATAAGACGGGCAAATGGGAAATCTCCGCAAAGGAGATGCCTAATAGTTTGCAGCTAGGAATTTACGCTATGGCTGCGAGAGAGATATTTCCTGACAAAGAAATATATGCTGAGATGTACTATCTTAGATCTGGAAGAAGGAAGGGGCACCTTTTTACTAACGAAGATATTGATAGAGTTAAAGTTAATCTTATATCTGCTATGAATAAGATAGTAAATGATCAGAACTTTACCCCGACTTCAAATACTAGAGTATGTTCATTTTGTGATCACGCAAAATCTGGAACATGTGGTACTGGAGTTTTCAGAAATAGTAAAAGGGCATAAAAAAAGCGAGGAGCCGAATAATCGACTCCCCGCTTTTTACTTTATCAGAATTCTGTAACTTCGTTATCGATAGAATCCTGAACGAGATCGAAGTCCTCGAACTCGGTAACTACCTTTACAGCTCTATCATGATCAAAGCCTGTGCTGATCAAATCGTTAATCGTTTGCTCGTTGATCTTGCTAACGATTCCTGCGGTGAGCTTGTTAAGTGTATTCATTTTGTACCATCCTTTTGGTATTTGTGTTTTTTTATTTTCTGTTGTATAATAAGGTACTGATACGTTTACAAGTGTAAAGGATACCATATGGAACTGCATGTTGTCGAGTCAAAAGACTTTTTTCTGGAAAAATCTTCTTTCAAGAAACATCCGAACCTGAATAATATCAGGAACAAAGCAATGACGCAAGAGATACTGGACAATGATGGTGTAAGGCAGAAGGGATCTGGTAATGCGTACAGGTACACTAAGACTGGATTCAGGAAAGATCTTGAAATGAATTTTAGGTCAAGCTGGGAAGCTAACCTCGCCAGGGTACTTAATCTGTACAAGATTGAATTTGACTTTGAGCCGACGGTTTTTCCATTCCCCGTTAAAAGAGGGACAAAGGCTTATACTCCTGATTTCTTTTTGAGAAGAAATGATGACTGGATAGAGGTTAAAGGTTATCTGGATGATAAAAGTAAAATTAAACTAAAAAGATTTAAAAGATATTATCCAGAAGAATTTTCTAGATTAACTTGTGTTATCGGAAAATATTCAAACGCAGCAAAGAATTTTATGAATGAATTAGAGGTTCCCCGTATAATTTTTTACGAAGACATAAGAGACACATATGCTGACTATTTAATTTACTGGGAAGGTAAAAAATGACAGAAAAGAAAAAGAAAAGCTACAAAGAACAGTATTACTCACTGGATGAAGAGGAGATGCAGGCTCTTATAGCTAAGGCAAAAACTGGATCCAATAAAGATCAGCAAGAGCTACTAAAAGTTTTCAATAACTTTCTCACCAAGTATGCAACTATGCTATACCACGGTAAATATAACCTTAATGACTATGATATTCGAAGGTTTATATCTCTATTTATTAAAGATCCTGGAACAAGGTTCTCTTTAATGAAGCAGAAATTTAATTCAAATGTTATTAAGAACGTCAACGAATGCATGAGGGGTATTAACTACATGGCAAAAAGGTATGGCGACGAAGAGGACATTAGGCAGACGGTTGACATGACATTTTTCCAGTGTATTGAACGATATGAAAGGAAGGGTCCTATACCATTCAGTGGTTTTTTGTACAGTTACTTCTTTTATCTTTTGAAAAAGAATGTAGATACATTTTTAATAGATCAGCTGGGAAGAAAAACTTTTCCGCTATTAGCTGATGAATCTGGGTCGGATGATGGATCAGAGGACAAGCAGGTTGGATTCAAGGCAGACCCTGTAGAGTACAGTATGGAACAGATGCTGTATGTCGACAAAATAGATGAGTTCTGGGTTCTTGGTGAGAAAAATATGCGCCCATTTGATAGACTGAGTGTTCAAGAGAGGCAACTTTTAAAATGGAGGTATGTTGACGGTATGAGATCTAGTCAAATATCTGCTAGAATTAATGAGCACCCAAATACGGTTAGGGAGCACCTGGTCAAAATCAGGAATAAAATCAAAGAAGCTATCATTGAAGACGATTCAAACGAATTTGGATTCATGATAAAAATGGAGAAATAAATTGACTATCACGTATATGAATGATATACAAGATACTTTAACAAAAGTACTCGGGCCTCAGTTGAGAGAAATAACTTTGGCTTACGCAGATGTTGATCAGCAGGTAAAGTATTTTGTTGAGATACCTGAAGTTGATGTTATAGATCTGGGCATTGATCAGATAGCATCACTAGTAGCAAGAACTTCAAACGTATATGGTAGGGCAGCACGATTTGCAGGCATTGCTAGAGCGCAGTATAAGATATTAGAAGGAAGCTACAAGAAGAAGTATAAGGCTAATAAGATCGGACGAAATGAGGACGAGAGAGAAGCAGCCGCAATGAACGCCGCTGAAGACGAGTATGCTGCCTTTGTTACCTGTGAGGCTGTTGTGGAACTCGCAGAGTCTATAGAGACCGCAGCTAGGATAGCTTCAGAGTCAGCTAGGAAATTAATGGATAAGATGCAAGCGATGCAGATAGCTGCCCATAGAGAAGAAAGAGGTAGTTATCTTGATTCAGACTTCAGCACATACTAAAGGGTACATCTATGTATATAGCACATTATAAAAGTGTTTTGACATCTGAAGAATTTTATTCTGAGAATAGAAGTACATTAGATTTTCCATCTCAGGTAGAGTTAGATAGTCAAAGATACTTTTTGTTTAGAACCTTACAAGTAGATACCCCATCAAAAAATAAAAGATTTACAGAAATGGTAGAAAATCATGGTATTAGATACGGAATTAAAGTTGACTGATGACTGCATCATAAGGTTGTCTGAAATAAAAACATATATTGATGAAAGCTTAACTGAGCTATCCTTTGTATCTGCTCGTCTGATAGAGAAGGACATCTTACAAGATATACTTCTTGATATATATCAAATACTTGATAGAGACATACCATGAATGTAGAAGTTTTTTGTGATGGAGCTTCTAGGGGGCAGGGGCAAAAAAAATATGGAGAAGCTTCTTGTGGTGTTATAGTCTATAGAAATAGGAAAAAGGTGGCACAATTTGCAAGAGGACTTGGTCCAAGAACAAATAATGAAGCAGAATATGAAGCCGTAATAACGGGCCTACTAATTTGTTCAATGGCAGATTTGGTAGATCCGATCATATATACTGATTCAGCAGTGGTGGCCAATCAGGTTAACGGTAAGTGGAGATGTAAAAACAGCGCTTTGGTACCACTTCTTATGACTATAGAGGAAATAAGGGAAGAGTATAACTTTAGAGTCGTCCAGGTGCCAAGAAAATTTGTATGGGAAGCAGATAGTTTAGCTAAGCAATTCTTAGATCAGCTAGAGCAAAGAAAAGACATGATAGCAAAGGTAAGTAAGTAATGAGAGAATTAAAATTTAATCCAGATAAACCTATTATTGTTGGGTTAGCCGGTAAAGCACTGACGGGTAAGACATCTGCAGCTGAAGCTATATCTCCTAAAGCTAAGATAGTTTCTAGTGATTCGGGAATGATATGGGATCACATCTATTTCGCTCTACCGCTGTATGAGTTGGCCTCTATAAGAAAAAATGTAATAGGTACAAGAAAAGAAACAAGACAGTTATATGGGATACATGATACTCTATATGATCTTTTTGGTGGATCCCCAATAGCTTCTGTACCAAGCTACGAGCATATGGTTGAATTAGTTAGATCCATTTACACCTTACCCATAGAGCCAGAGGGCATTAAGCCTAGAGGTTTCCTTCAAAAAGCTGGAGACCTGTGCAGAGAGATAGAAGTTAACTGTTTTTCGGATTGGGCAATCAGAAAAGCAAATAGCATTCATAGATTATATAAATCTTCCCTGGAAGAAGATGTTCAGCCATCACCCTTTACTGTAATAATATCTGATGTAAGAATGATTAATGAAGCAGAAGCTATTCTCAGCAGTGAAAATGGAATACTGGTATGCTATACTGCTTCTGATGAAGTTAGGAAAGAAAGAATGATTAAGAGAGATGGTCAGCTAATGTCAGAAGAACATCTATCTCATATATCAGAAATGCAAATGGATGAGGTTGAGGCTATGTCAGATTTAGTTATGAATACTGATGATAAAACAGTTGAATCACAAGCGGCGTTGACAGCAGAATTTGTTAAGAGTATGGTTAACGTATATGCCTAAGATAGTTCCTTCAGCATTCGAACAATCAGATAGTCACTCCATAGAAAAGGTGGTACAAATTTTGTCAAATGAGATTAGCATTTCTACTAATCCAGTATTTATATGTGGTGTAAACCGCAAGATAAATATAGGTAATTTTGAAAACATAGATGTATATGCAGGTATAACTTTACCCTTATCAGACGTTTCAATAGAAGACAAAGAAGCTTTACAGCAGGCAGTTGAAGAAGCAGCTGCTTACGGATTCGGAATAGTTTCTAAGGAAACTGGAGAAAGATATTTACTAATAAAAGAGTCACAACAAGGAAGTTAATTATGAATTTTATTAAAAAAATGCTCAACAAAAGAAAATCTAAGCCAAATAAACCAACAGAAGCTACAGCTGAGTTAAAGTTGGGTGGTCACGATATAGATGATAAGGTTGATACTACTATTCTGGAAGAGGTTACTGTTGTAAATGCAGGCCCTCCAGTTAACGAGTCTGCACCAAAGAAAAAGCCCGGTAGACCAAAAGGCTCTTCTACAAAAAAGACACCAGCAAAGAAAACACCATCTAAAAAGACGCCGTCTAAAAAGGTTTAAGTCTTTAAAAGTTAATAAAATTAGGGAGGGTTTATCCCTCTCTTTTTTCTTTTAAGTCTTTACTATTATTGTTAATGTATCTGAAAGGATTAATCATGGCTGATAAAAAAGGTTTTGGTATGAAGACTTCTTCAATCAATAATTACTACAAGTTACTGGCAGACGCTAAGCCAAATTTTCAAGATTTACAAACTTCTCCTTCAAAATCCGTTACCGGAAAAAGGAAGATTAAAAAGTCAAAAGGCTAATAATAGTTGTGAAAAAATTTGTATACATTAGTGGCCCTAGAATGGGAACTAATAATCAAAAATCTAACGGACCAGTAGTTAAGTCTACTAAAAAGAAACGTAAGAAAAGGAAGAAGTAATGCCAGCAAAAAA